TTTCAGGTGGCTATACTACACAAGCAGTAACAAGTGGTGGCACAGTTAATTTATCTGTTTCAGATGGATCAACTGGAGCAACTTTATCTCACAGAATGATTGAGTTTACAGGGTCGTTATCTGATAATGCAGTTGTTACGATACCTTTAGACGTTCAAACATTTTATTTTTTAAGAAATTCAACATCAGGTGCATACACGGTACAGTTTAAATATGTAACTGGTTCAGGAGATTCATTTACTTTTTCAGCAACTGACAAAGGTGATCAACTTGTATTTGCTACAGCAAACGATGGAACTAACCCAGATATTGATACATTAGATTTTGGAGACGTTACTCTTACAGGAACACAAACTTTAACAAACAAAACTTTAACAGCTCCAAAAATTGCAGATGCAGGTTTTATTGCAGATGCAAATGGAAACGAACAAATTATATTTCAAACAACATCTTCAGCAGTAAACGAACTAGAAGTAACTAATGGTGCAACAGGAAATCCACCTATTATAGGTGCGAGTGGAGAAACTAATGTTGATGTTCATATTAAACCAAAAGGGAGTGGAGAAACTAGAATTGGTACAGGAGCAGCTTCAGCTACTTTAACAACAGATGGTGCTCATGATTTAGTTTTAGATACTAACTCTGGAACTAATTCTGGTACAATTACAATAACAGATGGTGCAGGTGGTAATATTACTATCACACCAAACGGATCAGGAAATATTGTTCTTGATGGACTTACATTTCCAAATGCTGATGGGTCAGCAAATCAGGCCCTAATCACAGATGGTTCTGGAACTATAAGTTTTGGATCAGCAGGAATTTCAACAGGAAAAGCTATTGCAATGGCTTTAATTTTCGGATAAAAGGAGTAAATCATGGCAGCACCAAATATAGTATCGGTATCATCAATCATAGGAGAGTCCCAAGGTTTTCAATTGGATACAACTACCACTACAGCTTTAATAACTGTAGCAGCAAATAAATTAGTAAAAATTAATAGAATTTCAGTTGCAAATATTGATGGAACAAATTCAGCTACTGTAACTGTAGGAATTGATAAAGCAACAAGAACTTCAGCAGCAACAGGATCATCTGTATCTGGAGCTCTTTTTAAAATAGCTAGCACTGTTGCAGTTCCAGCTGATGCGGTTTTAGTTTTAGCAGACTCACCTATCTATCTAGAAGAAGGTGATGTATTAGAAGGCGGAGCAAGCGCAGCTTCAGATTTAACGCTTTATGTTTCATATGAAGTATTAGACGACGCATAGGAGGTTAATTAATTATGGCAAATGGAGGAATCATTGGTGTAGTTAACGATCCAACCCTAGGCGATAAAGTTACAACTTTTAACTCACCAGGAACTTTCACACCTACTTTATCATCCGGTAGAATTTTAGTAGTCGCTGGCGGCGGCGGTGGCGGCGGCGGTGGCTCCGGAGGAGGAGCAGGAGGTTTTAGAGATATTCCAGGACATCCTTTCCCAGGTTCAACTGTTCCAGTAACAGTTGGTGGTGGTGGAGCTGGCACAAGTGGCTCTCCCGGTACTTTAGGAACTGATGGTTCTACATCTACTTTTGGCGCTGCATCTCCAATTTCTTCCACAGGAGGTGGAGGTGGTGGAGCACTAACTGGCCAGGGTCGAGCCGGCGGATCTGGAGGAGGTAGTGGTACTAATCCAGGTGCTAATGGAGAAGGTGATGGAAATTCAGGATCATTAGATCCATCAGAAGGTCAAGCTGGAGGAACTTTTCAATTTAATTCAGGAGGATCTGGTGGTGGTGCTGGCTTTGGTGGTTCAAGAGGATCATACCCAAATAAAGTTTGTGGAGGTATAGGAAAAGAATCAGACATAACAGGAACCACAACTTATTATGCTGGTGGCGGTGCAGGTGGTTCTGGTACAGGTGAAGATACTAGTACAAATCAACCAGGATCTTTTGTTCAAAAAATAGCTTATGGTGGATTAGGTGGAGGAGGAAATTCTGATACTGGTCCAAGTGCAAGTCCAGGTTTAGCAAGTGCTGGAACTGCAAACACAGGTGGTGGTGGCGGAAACGCTTATGGCGGTCCAGGTAGAGATGGTCAAGCTGGAGGTTCTGGTGTAGTTATAGTAAATGAACCTGGTGCTGGTGCTTTTGTTGCAAGTGGAGTTTGGAAATTAAAAGAAGTTTTTAATTATAAAAAAGAAAGTTTATGGAAATAATATGGCACATTTTGCAGAAATTAAAGAATCAGATAATGTTGTAATTAGAACAGTTGTTGTTTCTAATGATGATGTAAATGCTAATGGCGGAGAATATTCTACAGAAGCTGAAACTTGGGTGCAAAACAATATTCCTAATGATCCTATTTTGTTAACAGAATTTAGTGGAACATATCCTGCCACTTATTGGAAACAATGTTCTTATAATGCTAATGCCCGAAAACAATATCCAGGTAAAAATAATCATTATTATGATTCTTCTAAAAATAAATTTATATGTGTTAAGCCTTATGATTCTTGGACTTTAAACTCAGATGATGATTGGGAAGCACCAACTGCAATGCCTGTTCAAAGCAATCTTTTAAATAATGACCCACCTTTAAGTGGGCCTTTATGGGAAGAATCAAATGCAAGATGGTCAGCAAGATCCGAAAATAATAATTATTATGTTTGGAATGCTACAAATTCTACTTGGGATTTAACATCCGAATAATTCTAAAACTTGCTTTTTATAAGAGCTAAGTTATAACTTACTTAGAAATGAATACAGTTAGTTTATTTGCTAAACATGTTGGAGTGTTTTATTTAGATATTGATACTAAAAAAATTTTAAACACTATTAAAAAAGAAAAATATTATATTAATCACGAATATTTAAAATCAGAACAATCAGTAAGTATAGAAATATTAAACAAACCAGAATTGTCTGAATTAAAAAAACAAATATTAAATTGTTTTTATCAATATAAAAAAGAAATATATAAAATAGCAAATGATTTTATAATACCTGCCTCTTGGGTTGCTAAATTTAAACCTAAAACATCTGGTGCAAGTCATGCACACTCTAATTGTATGTTTAGTGCTGTTTATTATTTTGATGAATCTTCTGAAATAATTTTTAAAAATGGTTTATTAAATAATTTGTTTTGCAATCCTACAGAATGGAACACTAATAACTGTACTTATTTTGAAATTAAACCTAAAAAAAATAAATTAATAATATTTCCAGCAGATATATTTCATGAAATAAAACCTAACCTAACAAAGAAAACAAGGTACTCTATTGCTTGTAATTTTTTTCCTGTAGGAAAAGTTGGAAAAAATGATTCTTTTGTAGAATTACAAATAGCTTAATATGAATACTTTTTATTATTTTAAAAATGTTTTTTCTGATTTATTTTGCGACGAGGTAATAAAATATGGAAACTCACAAAATGAAATTTTAGCTAGGACAGGTGGAACTCAAGATAAAAAATTAAATAAAAAAGAAAAAAAACAATTATTAAAAAAAAGAAATTCAAATGTTTCTTGGTTAGATCAAGAATGGATTTACAGAGAAATAAGACCTTTTTTAATTGAAGCAAATAAACAAGCTGGTTGGAACTATCATTTTGATTATTTAGAAAGTATTCAATTTACAAAATATAAATTAAATCAACACTATGGTTGGCATGTTGATGAATATCCTAAACCTTTTGATAATGACTGTGAAAATATAAATTGGAGAGGTAAAACAAGAAAAATATCTGCTGTAATTATTTTATCTAATCCTAACGATTACAAAGGGGGAGAACTTATGTTTAAATATTTTCAAGGAGAAAAAACAAAAATAGAAAGTGTAAAAGATTTTTTACCAAAAGGTTCTATAATTGTATTTCCATCTTATGTGTTACATAAGGTAAAACCTGTGACTGATGGACTTCGTTATAGTTTAGTTGTATGGACTTTGGGACACCCTTTTAGATGATTGAAATTAAAGATAATATTTTAAAAAAGGAAGATGCAGATTACATAGAATCTGTTTTTAAAAATAATCATTTTCCTTATTATTTAAATCCAATAGTTTTTGATTCAAATACAAAAGATTATCAAATGACACATATTTTTTTTGATGATAATAAAATTACAAGTGATTTTTTTAATATATTAAAACCTGTTTTAAATTATTTAAAACCAAAAGCCTTAGTGCGTATAAAAACTAATTTAATACATAAATCAAATAAAATAGAAATACATGGTTATCACAAAGATTTTAATTATAAAAATTTAAAAACAGCAGTATATTATGTAAATACAAACAATGGATTTACTATATTTAAAAATAATAGTAAAAAAGTAACTAGCAAAAAAAATAAGATTTTAATATTTGATAGTATTAAAGAACACTCTGGTACAAATTGTACAGATGAACCATTTAGAATAGCAATAAATTTTAATTATTACGTATGAGTAACTTTCAAAAAAATCATTATCTAGTTATAAAACAAGCAATTAATAAAGAGCTTGCAAATTTTTTATATAATTATTTTTCTATAAAAAAAGATGTAGCATACACAGTTTTACATAGTGGCTTTGTTTCTCCATATACAGAATACTTTGGACATTGGAATGACAGTCAAGTTCCAGGTTCTTTTTCACATTATGCTGATATTGCTATGGATACTTTATTATTAAAAGTGCAACCAATTATGGAACAGCACACAAAAATAAAATTAATACCAACTTATTCTTACACTAGAATGTATGCTAAAGGTAATGAATTAAAAAGACACAAAGATAGATCGTCTTGTGAGATATCTACTACAATGAATTTAGGTGGAGATTTATGGCCTATATTTATTAAACTAAGTAATAAAAAAAACATTCAAGTTATATTAGAACCAGGAGATATGTTGGTTTATAAGGGTTGTGTATTAGAACATTGGAGAGAACCTTTTCAAGGAGATGAATGCTGTCAAGTATTTTTACATTATAACAATGCTTTATCTGATTTTGCAGAGGAAAATAAATACGATAAAAGACCTCATTTAGGTTTGCCTCCTTGGTTTAAAGATGCTAAATTTCAAAAATAGTTTAGTATAGAAGTTTCTACCACATCACAACTTCTGTGCTTTTATTCTGTTAAAAAAACAATAAATTTGATATACGTGGATTTATTATGCTACAAAAAATTGGATTTCAACCAGGAATCAATAAACAACTTACACCCACAGGAGCAGAAGGTCAATGGGTAGACTGTGATAATGTTAGATTTAGATATGGCACACCAGAGAAAATAGGTGGTTGGAAACAACTAGGAGGAAAAAACGATTTAACTGGAGCAGGTAGAGGTCTTCATCATTTTGTTAGTTCTACTTCAATCAAATTCTCTATTATAGGAACTAATAGAATTTTATACGCTTATTCAGGAGGTGTGTTTTACGACATACATCCTATCAAAACTACGACAACATTAACAAATGCATTTACTACAACTAACGGATCACCTACAGTCACTATTACTTTTTCAACATCTCATGACATAGTTGCCGGTGATATAGTTTTATTAGACAGTTTTAGTTCTATCACTAATTCTAATTTTGCTGCATCAGATTTTGATGATAAAAAATTTATGGTTACAACTGTGCCATCTGCTACCACAATAACAATTACAATGCCTTCAAACGAATCAGGATCTGGAGCATCAGCATCTGGTGGTATAAGAGTACAACATTATTATCCTGTAGGTCCAGCTGTTCAAGCAAAAGGTTTTGGTTGGTCACTAGGAACTTGGGGTGGAGAAGAGATTGGAGCATCAACTACAACTTTAAATGGTGCTTTGTTAGACGACACAGCAGGAACAGGTGGTTCAGGAACATCAATCACTTTGACCGATGCCTCACAATTTCCTAGCACAGGTACAAATTTTATTCAAGTTGGTAACGAAGAAATTTCTTACACAGGAGTTTCTGGAAATAATTTAACAGGTATAACTAGAGCGGTTAGAAATTCTACAAGATCTTCTCATTCAGATGGAGCAACTGTAACAAACTCTACTGACTTTGTTGGGTGGGGTGAGGCTGCATCAGGTGACTTAGTATTAGAACCTGGTATGTGGTCGTTAGATAATTTTGGAGACAAAGCAATTTGTTTAATTCACGATAGTGCTGTTTTTGAATGGGATTCTAGTTTATTAAATGCAACAGATACAAGAGCAACAATTATATCTGGTGCACCAACTGCATCAAGACACATGTTAGTATCTACACCGGACAGACACTTAGTATTTTTTGGAACAGAAACAACTATAGGAACACCTAGCACACAAGACGATATGTTTATTAGATTCTCTGACCAAGAGGATATAAGTACTTATACACCAACAGCAACCAATACCGCCGGTACACAAAGACTGGCCGATGGATCACAGATCAGAGGAGCGATTAGAGGTCGTGATGCAATTTATGTTTGGACTGATACAGCATTGTTCACACAACGTTTTGTTGGTCAACCATTTACATTTGCATTTGCACAAGTCGGTACAAACTGTGGACTTGTTGGACAGAATGCTTGTGTTGAAGTTGATGGTGCTGCGTATTGGATGTCAGAAAATGGTTTCTTTAGATATGCTGGTAGATTGGAATCTTTACCTTGTTTAGTAGAAGATCATGTATACAACGATATAAATTTAGACTCTGGTAATCAGATGGTATCTGCTGGATTAAATAATTTGTTTGGTGAAGTTATGTGGTTTTATCCAACATCAACATCATCAGTTGTAAATAGAATGGTTGCTTATAA